TGATGCTGCCTATAATGCAATGGAAGATACTGCTACCTCACCTTACTACCCAGATATGCAGGGTAACTTCAGTCTACCCCGTAAACTTGGTGCTTTCTATGAGAAAGACAACATGAAGAGGTCAGCGAAGGAAGCATTCTATCAAGAATCACACAACAAAAACTCACCTGTGTGGTATACTAGCTCTGATAGAGACAAACACCGAGTTAAATTCAAACTAATCATCACACAAACAACGTAACTATGGCAGGATTTGGTAATACTGGACACGCAGAAAGGTCCATGGAGAAAACCTCCCGTGAGTTGAAAGCACTCAGGAAGATCATCGAAAAATATAAAGATGATCCTCAGGGTCGTAAGAAGATGATGAAAAAAATGCAGAAGTATTGGAGGTCTAACCTTGCAGAGGTGCAGAGTATGGACAACAAACCTGACAAGACTCAAGCATTTGGTGGTGGGTTTGTGCCTGTTGGTATGGTAGAAGATCTAGAGGCAGTGCAGAAGCATCTCTCCCCAGAGGTGACTGAAGAAGTTGTTACAGATCCTGAAGAAAATCTAACGACTGGACAAATGTCAGAGATTCGTGATATACTATCTAAGTCCAAAGGAGAAGACCATGATTAATTTGCACCAAAAGTATAACCATTACCTAAACACTAATCGTTTACTTGACTGTGCAGATGTCCATGAACGTGTCATATCCTACGGTTGGACGGATGATGGTAAGGACTTGACTGGATACTATGTGTTGACAGAAACCCATGCCTTATACTATGATCTGTCCGAGCAGTTGATCGAGAAGGTCAAACGTTGTCCAACTGGCACAAGGGCTTGACGTTTTCAGATCTTTCTGCTATAAATAAGCATCCGTGACATAAGTTACGGATTGTTACAAGTCTACAACGGGGAGAGTCGAATCCCCTATCATCTGTGGGTAAACACTCCACAAGAAAACAACTAAGAGGTAAATACCAAATGATCAAAACTGCAATCGCAACTCTTGCCGCTACCGCCGCAGTGGTAGCTCCATCTGCTGCCCTGGCAGGACCCTACGTTAACGTGGAAACCAATGCAGGTTGGACGGGCGCGGATTACACTGGGGCAACGACAGATTTCCACGTAGGTTATGAAGGCGCACTCGGTGAGTCTGCTTCCTACTATGTCCAAGGTGGAGCTAGTCTCGTCGCTCCTGATAACGCTGATAATGATACCGTCCCTTCTGGTAAGGCAGGCGTTGGCGTAGCACTTAGCGATGCTCTTGGAGCATATGGCGAAGTGTCATTCGTTGGTAGTGGCGATGACAACATCGACCGTGGCTACGGTGGTAAACTGGGTGTCAAGTATTCTTTCTGATATATAATCCAGACGGAATCTGATGCTCTGTTGGGGTCCTTCGGGACCCCTTTTTATTCTCTATCATATAACACGATGGCAAAACCTGGCAACACAGCAATTTATACTCGACCTGGATGTCCTTTCTGCACTAAGATTAAAGAAGTGTATCGAATGAAGGGTTACACCTTTGCAGAATTCACATTAAATGTTAACTTTACTAGGGAGCAATTCTATTCAGAGTTTGGTCCTGGTGCTACCTTCCCTCAAGTCCTAATCAATGGACGCCAGATGGGTGGTTGCACCGAAACTGTCAAATACCTGAGGGAAAACAACCTACTGTGAAGCAGAAAGACACAACTGAAGTCTATCTATTGGTTGAGCGGGCACTCGACGAGGCGATGCTCAACTACCGATTCTTATTTAAGATGTATAACTACCTCAAGTCAGCGAAGTGGACGCGGCGAGAGACTAATGAATTCATTGAGTCTTCTACTGCAGCACAACTGAGCAACACTGTTGAGGAGTTGAATGGTTACATTAAGGGAGGTGACAAGACACTCAAAGAAGCGTATGGTCACATCCCTAAACCTAAAGCAAGAAAGATTAGAGATTACCTCTACAGCATCCTAGAGGACTCTTGGAAGTATCACGCCGAAAGAAAACCTGGAAGGCGTAAAAAGGTTGCTAAATAATTTTAACAAGACTTAAGGAGGCATCATGGCTGATCTTACATTTCTGTACATTGCCTTCTTTCTTACCTTAGGATCCTTTCTCCTAGGGTTCGTCGTGTCCTGGAATCTAAAGCATGTGTTTGATCTGTGGATAGATAGAGCAGAGTATGCTGCTGTTGTTATGCACCCTGAAATGCAGGGTGAGGATGGCATGGCAGACCCATCTGAGCTCCTCTACTTGCGGATTGCAGATGAAGATGATATAATGGATGACGAAGATTGAATGTAAACTTACTACTCACACCATGAAACTGATGATTTCTGAAGTGCTTCAGAAAGCACATAATGCTAAGACGAAAGCAGCAAAGATTAAAATCTTGCAAGACAACAACACCCAGACACTGAGATCTATCTTCATCATCAACTTTGATGATAGCGTAGAGCCTCGTGTCCCCATGGGTGAAGATGTCCCTTACCGTCCTAACGATGCACCTGTTGGCACTGAGCACACACTGCTAGAGAAGGAAGGAAAGAAACTCTATCGATTCTTTAAGGGTGGTGATGATACACTGCCTGGGATGAAGGTAGAGAGTATGTTTATTCAGATGCTTGAAGGACTGCACGCAACAGAAGCAGAAGTCCTTATCAAGGCAGTGAATAAGACTCTCCACAAGAAGTTTCGTATCACCAAGGCAGTAGTCCAAGAAGCATTCCCCATGATTGAGTGGGGAGGCAGAGCTCGATGAGTAGTAAGATTAAGACCTTACAATCCGATTGTGACCTTCAAGCAGCAGAGGATAGATCGCTACCAACCTCAGCATTTATCGTCTGCTATCTGATCGAAGGTAAAGAGCACTATGACATTGTTACTAGCAGTAAGAATGTTGATATCTTTGACCATTATTGGGACAAGTATAAACATGATTTGAAATGGTATAAACAAGCAGAAGGAAGAATCAATCCCAAACTATGGCAAGATCCAAACAAACCCCAAGCAAAGGTAACCAAAGGCAAAGGATGACTAAAGATCAAGTCTATTTTGACCCTAGACAATCTGCCGAGCAGCAGATTGAAGACATGAAAGCAGTAGTTGATGCTGCATTGAAGAAGGAAGAAGAGGAGCAAGAGAAGTTAAACAACATTGAGATGGGCAAATCTATTGTTGCAGGTCTCGGCACTCTCTTCATCTCACCACTGGTGCTGATGCTGGTCTGGAATATTTTTATGCCAGGTCTATTCGCACTACCTGTGCTAACCTATTGGACAAGCATGGGACTAATCGTAATCTCTCGCCTGCTTATCCCTAAGAATGACTAAAATTTCTCCTGTAGAGCACTCCTCTAAGGTGTGTATGGTATCTGTGACCCCTGATGCTGAGAAGCATATGGGATATGTCGCTCGTGTGAGCAACCCAAACAACCAAGACAACCCTGAGGTTGCTGGTCTCTTGAAGTATTGTATTAAGCATGGACACTGGAGTGTCTTTGAGCAAGCATTCATGACGCTTGAGATCAACACTACTAGGGGACTGGCAGCTCAAATCCTGAGGCACCGTAGTTTTACCTATCAAGAGTTCTCACAACGCTATGCAGATACTAATCTGCTGAGTCAAATGATTGAGGTGCCTGACCTGCGTCTGCAAGACACAAAGAATCGTCAGAATAGTATTGACGCTGTGGATGCAGAGCAGAAAGCATTCCTGCAGGGACGCATTCATCAATACTTTATTGAAGGAATGGATCTCTACAATGAATTGCTGCGTGAAGGTATTGCAAAGGAGTGTGCTCGTTTTGTGCTTCCCCTTGCTGCACCCACCCGTATTTTCATGACGGGATCTGTGCGTTCGTGGATCCATTACATCCAACTGAGGTCTGCTAATGGCACACAGCAGGAGCACATGGACATCGCTCAACTATGTCAGAAGCATTTCATCTGTCAGTTTCCTACTATCTCTAAGGCACTTGACTGGTGTCCTGACCCTAGTGAATGTGGGTGTGAGGATAATGATGACTACTGGAATGACTTACAACCCTGCCTAAGGATTGACTAATGAGATTAATTAGATATATGATTACATATACGTTACCTGCTACAGGTAATCGTCATCATTTTAGGATCGTTGAAGCACGATCGCAGTCTGAATCGAAGCAACTCTTCCAATCAGATGTGCCCACTGCAAAGTATATTTGTAGTTCAGTTATGCCCCAGAGCAGGAGTCTCTAATGCCTACATACAATGTAAAGAATTTGAAGTCGGGAGAGAAAAAAGAATTCCGAATGTCGATGGTTGAATACGACCAGTGGCGCAAGGATAACCCCGACTGGGATAAGGACTGGCAAGCAGGCGTCGCAGGCACAACCTACGGTGAGCCTAAGCAGTCTGATGGTTTCAAAGAGGTTATGCAGAAGATGCAAGCCGACCATCCCGTAGCAAATCTATCTCGTTACACCTAACCAACACCCTCTATGCCAACATCTGTCAAGTCCAAGACACGTCGTCGCTCCATGAAACTGGAGACACTCACAGCAAAGCAAATGAGAAGAAAGAAACCTATCAATCTTGAGCATCTCAAAGAGATCAATCCACTTACAGACAATCAAGAAACTATCTTCAACTCTTACGCTGAAGGTAAGAATCTAGTATTGCATGGTGCTGCTGGCACAGGTAAAACATTCATCAGTCTTTACTTAGCATTGCGTGAGGTCTTGGATCCTGAGACTCCATACGATAAGGTATACATGGTCCGATCACTGGTGCCTACCAGGGAGATTGGTTTCCTTCCTGGAGATCATGAGGATAAGAGTAACCTTTACCAGATTCCTTATAAGAATATGGTGAAGTATATGTTTGAGATGCCAGATGACAATGCGTTTGAAGCATTGTATGATAACCTCAGAGCACAGGAATCTGTCTCTTTCTGGTCCACATCATTCATTCGTGGCGTGACACTTGACAAGTGTATTATAATTGTAGATGAGTTTAGTAATCTCAACTTCCATGAGCTTGATTCCATTATCACTCGTGTTGGTGAGGATGCTAAGATCATCTTCTCTGGTGACTACTCCCAGTCTGATCTAGTGAAATCTAATGAGCGCAATGGCGTGCTAGACTTCATGAAGATCCTACAATCTATGCCATCCTTCGACTGTGTTGAGTTTGGTATCGAGGACATCGTAAGGTCTGGTTTAGTGAAAGAGTATCTTGTATCTAAAATTAACATGGGAATGTGAATGACTTTTAATTATGTGGGTCCTGCTTCTCCCCTCAAAGAGTTGGAGAGTAGGACTCTTCCTCACGGAAGATTCTATAAGACCGATGATGGTTGGATGCCTAGCGTCACAACTGTTGTCGGTCATAATACTAAGGCGGGTATCCTTGCCTGGGAGAAGCGAGTAGGATACACTGAGGCAGAGCGCATCCGTCGTGCAGCATCATGGCGGGGCACCAAATACCATACCATCGTGGAGCATTATCTAAACAATGAATTGGAAGAAGTTAAAAAAAGCGAGGGTCTTCCCAAGTACCTTTTCGGGTTTGCTCGTAAGGATCTTGATCGTATCTCTAACATTCATTGTATTGAAGCCCCTCTTCATTCTCTTAAGTTGGGTATTGCTGGCAGGGTTGATTGTATTGCTGAGTTTGATAACTCTCTAGCAATCATTGACTTCAAGACCACAACTAGAATCAAGAAGGAAGAGTATCTTAAGTCATACTTCGTGCAGGAAGCAGCATATGCTTACATGTATTACGAGATGACTGGTGTTGAAGTAGACAAACTTGTAACATTATCTGTTGCAGAGGATGGACAGATGCAAGTTGTTGAAAAGTATGATAAGATACCTTATATGGATACACTTATCAAATGGATAGAAGAGTATCGCTATTACGTCGAGGGACTTAAATGAAAGAGATTGAAGAAAAATTCATGACACAAGGTAAGTTTACCTCTCTCGTGGAAATGCGAGTCAAAGACTCTCAAGGACTCATCAACTACATAGAAGCAGTTGCGTCTGTCTGTGAAGAGTTTGAGATTGAAGTTGAAACTGTCAGTAAACTCATCTCCAAACCACTCAAAGACAAAATCAAATGGGACGCACAGCAATTAAACTACATTAAACGAACGAGCAGAGGTATGCTGCCCTTATGACTGACAACGAATTTTTCAAGAGCGACGTAGTAAAGGATGAGGTAGAAGAAATTCAAGAGTGCTACACAGAACTCTTGAAAATGTCTTCTGGTCTTAAAGAATTTAATCCAGAGCAACGTCTGGAGCATGTAGAGAAGACCCTAGAGTTGATTGCTAAGCAGAAAGTATTTTACTCACGCTTGGCATTAGCATCACATGGGTTGGATCCTACTGATGATAAAGACAATGAAGCAAAGTATGTGAAGGATAGGATTGATCTCCTATCGCAAGAGTATTCTGGAGGATTGAATCTCATGATGATTCTACAAACGATGGAAGATAAACTACAGGTGTGGCGTAAGGAGTTGCGTGATGCCAAATCCTAATCAACTATACGAGGACATGCAGAAACTCGATGACATATACGAGGAACTCTGCTGGGACGCTGACGATGATCTACAATTCACCCATGACGGTGAGCGTGTGCTGATCATAAACCGCACACGGTCACTTGACAAACGCTAAATAAGAGTGCTACCATAATACGGTGGCAACACAACAAAACACAACACAACGGAGAAACACATGTCTTTTGCAAGTCTTAAGAAGAAGTCAGGCACATTTGATAAACTGACTCAACAAATTGAGAAGATGTCCAAACCCCAAGGCGCTGGTCCTGATGAGCGTCTGTGGAAACCTGGGGTAGATAAGAGCGGTAACGGTTATGCCGTGATCCGTTTCCTTCCTGAGCCTGATGGTGAAGACCTTCCTTGGGCACAGGTGTGGAGCCACGCTTTCCAAGGTCCTGGCGGATGGTATATTGAAAACTCCCTCACCACACTGGGTCAGAAAGATCCTGTTGGTGAATTGAATCGCACACTCTGGAATAGTGGTCTCGATGCTGACAAAGAGATTGCTCGTAAGCAGAAGAGGAAACTCTCCTACTACAGCAACATCTATGTTGTTAAGGACCAACTGAATCCTCAGAATGAGGGTAAAGTATTCCTGTATAAGTATGGTAAGAAGATCCACGACAAGGTGGTATCCTCTATGCAACCACAGTTTGAGGATGAGACTCCCGTCAATCCTTTTGATATGTGGCAAGGTGCTGATTTCCGTATCAAGATCCAAACCATTGGTGGATACTGGAATTATGACAAGTCTGACTTCGCTGCACCTGCTACGCTGGGTGGATTTAGTGATGAGCAACTTGAAGATATCTGGAAGTCTCAGCATTCCCTCAAGGAATTCACTGATCCTACAGCATTCAAACCTTATGAGAAGTTGGAAGAGCGTTTGAATATGGTCCTCAACAAGGGTCGTACTCAAGTCCGCACTCGTGACGAGTCCTTTGAGGATGAGTCTGAGGGTCGTGGCAACTTTAACTCTCCTGATGTTATGTCAGTTGCACCAGTGGCACAGCCTGATACCACACCCAGTGGATTCGGTGCTAAGATTGAAGAGTTAAACAAAGCAGATGATGGTCCTGACTTGGACTACTTTGCTGCACTCGCTAACGATTAAAATGAAAAAACTTGCCCTTGCCACTCTGCTGCTACTGTCTGCTGCGGCACCCGCCAACGCTCTAACCTGGAAGGAATTCTGGGAGCCGTTTGATGGGCATGGGCATTATGAATCTCATCACTACCATCATTATTATGAGCGTCCTAGGAGGCGCATGTGTGAAGTGCAAGTAACCAGACGTGTTTGGATCCCTGGTCGTTGGTTAGGGCGTTACGAATACGTCGAAGGTTACTATGAGAAGCAGACACGTCTCAAGTATAAACCTTGTGGACGACACTATTAACCCCCATATATTATTTCACTTTTGATTCACAGGATCGGCGGAAAAAAATTCGGGGTAATTTTTCGTCTCCAGGGTTTTTCACTTTTTTACTATGACAACACACTACAAACCGTATTCGCAGGAATGGCACCGTTACCGTTATCTAAAGGAAGCTTTAGATAAGTATATTGACGATTACGTCGATAATGACACTATTATGAAAGATATCCTAGGTATCGTCTGTGAGCGCCAAGAAAGAGCACACGCTGAATTCCATAGACTGGAAGACCTCGAACTCAAACTCGATTTTAGAGACTAACATGTTATCTACTCAATACAGACTAAGACTAGAGTTTATCTGTAAGAAGATCGCTAACAAAGAAGAAGTAAAACTAGAGGATATGATCTGGGCAGAGAAAATTGCTAAACAGTATACAACTGCCCGAGATTGGTTAAAGCAAGCACGGCGACAAGCCTCTCAAGACATTGAAGAGGGAAGTATTGATGATTTTATGAATAGGATGGGATTAGGTGACCCCGACCCATCCAACTACAAAACGGGGTTTGACAGTGCTGACGATATCAAAGATTGGTTTCATCAAGAAAAACCTGATGATTGGAGGCAGAGAGATTGAGTAGCAAGATGATGTTTCTGGTCGCTAATGGCGACAATAAATGCATCAGTCATGACGGGTATATTCAATTAGGTAGTTTCTGTCATAGCGTAGAAGAACACCTTAGATTATGTCCTGATCAAGAATGGCAGGTAACATATTGGATGCCTGATCCATTTAGTATCAGATACCCAAGACCTAACTATCAGCATACTATGAAGGCAAATGAAGGATCCCCCAAGACCGATAATGCCACTGATAGTAGACCAAGAGACTTTCCAGATCAAGCAAGCAACCGTTTAGAGAGGACCCTGTGATCACACCTCAGACATATATTGATATGAATAAGGAGTTTGAAGAGGATGATATTCCTTTCCGAATTGTTGTTCCTACACAGGAAGCAATTGATGAGTGGCAGTCAAAACCACCAGCACATTACCAAACACCACCAGCAGTAGATATGGTTGCTGAGATGTGGGCAGAGCACAATAGAATAGAGGAAGAACGTAAACTACAACTTGAGCTTGATCTATGAAGTTTGAAAATGATAAAAACTTTGCACTTGAAATGCAACTAGATAACATATGCAGAATATTGGGTGGCAAAGCAAGTCACTATATTTGCACTGATAAAAAGACTCAACACGAAAAAATTGTAATTACCTACAATCACAAGGAGAAATAGAGTGATTCCTCAGACCGCCGTAATCTATTCTAATGGAAGTCAAGAGTGTGAAAGGGCAGCACAACTGCTAAAATCACTAGATGGTGAATATCTCGAATATCGCCTAAATCAGCATTTTACGCAAAGAGCGTTTGAAGACGAATTTGGTCCAAAAGCAGAATACCCACAAGTTGCACTTGGAGCACAACATGTGGGTAATTTGAAAGATTTGCTACATGTAGCAAAAGAGAAGGGACTTATTTAATATCCACCACCACCGTAGGACGATCCTGAGGATTGTGAGGACTGTTGACTACTAGATGATCCAGCAGACCCATACTGATTAGTTTCAGTTTCATCCATTTGTCCTGCCTGCTCAACAGTTGCACTGGTATTGCCTGTGGAGACGGTAGTTACAACGGTGCTACCATCAGAAAGCACATCACCTTCAGAGATAGTAGGATCGGAAGATCCAAAGTTTCTGGAGGTGTATTCTGCTGCAGATGCAAATTGAATCGAAGGTGTTTGTCCCACGAGAGTCTCATACGTTGGTTTGACATTGGTAAATGCCTCTGCAACAATACTTGTAGTCTTCTTAATACCTGAGATAGGATCAACCTCATTAGAAGGTAGGTATTGCACAAGATCTTCAAACTCTTCAACAAATGAACTGATATATTGAGGTTTAAGGATGTGTATACCCCTCTTATAATCATTTAATTTAGATTCAAAGTCATAGTTAGAGATGGGTCTAACTAACTCTTCTCTAGGGATACTTGTGCCATCAGGTCTTTTATATTCAAAGTCTTGAGGCACTTCAAATCCAGGTCTTAAGACTACATCACCTCGTGTGCTTCTAATTTCTTGTGTTTCCCAGTGATGGATACCTTCTACATTATCCTTCCCATATTTGCGGACCATGTAGTCATACATCTCCTGCTCAGACATAGGCCATTCATCATATATGTTGATGATGTTATTAATGAGAAGTATGACCCAATCGTAGTTAACGTCACCATATACCTTATCAGCAATTTGCTCAGGTCTTTCATTATGTTGGATCATGTATTTTTCAAATCCAAGAATTACATCACTTAGATCATCTCTGATCTTGATGCGACGAAATAGATTCTTTGCTTGGACATAAGGATCATTGTTACCTGTGCGATAACTGGTTGTCCTTACGAATACATCTGGTAAATATGAGAAATAACTTGCCATTAGTCTTCAAAGTCTCCTCGTGTGCGGTATTTGGTTTCTTGGAAAGAAAGTGTCATGTTATAGACAGCAAAACCGAAATCCGCTGTATCCATGCCAGGAATTTGGGTGCGAATTGCAGTTGAATCACCAAAGTCAATACTCATGTCTTGCAACACCATTCTGTGAGGAAAACGCATCAGTGAATTCATATATCCACCTGCTGCAGTGCCTTCACCTAATTCTTCTTCACTACCTTTTGATGTATATCTGACAATTTCGGCATCAAATTTGTCAGGGATGAGCAACCAGTCATCTTTCTTTTTAGGGTGCATCGATTGTCTAAGAGAACTGATGATTTCATAGATTGTCTGCACATCTTCTGCGCTCTTAGGCACAAAGGTGAATCTGAAACTATGAGACATAAATCCAACACCTTTGAAGAGCATTTCTTCGTATGGGTTGAATACCTTACCTGTTGTTATTTGTGAAAGATCGTTAGAATCTAGATTGAAACCATAGGGTGATACTTGACCCACCACGCTATTAATCATTTCAGATCCTAGTTTGAATCCGAGAGCAGGTTTCGCTGCATCTGCTGCTGCAGAGAGATTATTTCCGAATGCCTCACCTTCAAGAGATCCACCAGAGTCCATTACATTTGTAGCAGCATCCATAACTGCATTACCAACAGCACCAAGATTTTTGCCCTCATACTTGGCAGAATACCTCTCATTCAATCCAGGAGGAAGATATAGGTAGAGACTTTGCTGAATACCACCACTTCCAGGGTCATTCTTACCCCTCTTCTGGTGTTTATATATATTTAACTTGAGGTAATCCACCACTTCCGTTGGGTACGCAGCCTGGTCCCTGATAGACGCTCTGGTGCTACCACTGGTCCCATACGGTTTGACCCTCGGAAATACTAAATATTTTGACATGAGTTATTCTGGCAAGTATAGACCATCAAACAGACATAAGTATAAAGGTGATCCCACCAATATTATTTATAGGAGTTTGTGGGAAAGAAAGTTTATGGTCTGGTGTGACAAAAATGTAAACGTATTGGAGTGGGGTAGTGAAGAGATCGTTATTCCATACATCAGTCCTGTTGACGGTCGGATTCACCGCTATTTTCCCGACTTCTACGTCAGAGCACGAACTAGAAACGGAGGGACTCAGAAATTCATTATCGAGGTTAAACCGAAGATACAGTGCTCGCCACCGAAACGCCCTAAAAGGCAAACTAAAAGATATATAACTGAAGTGAAAACTTACGGTGTCAACCAAGCAAAGTGGAAGGCAGCAAGAGAATACTGTAAGGATCGTCGTATGGAATTCTTAGTACTTACTGAAAAAGAGTTAAACGTATGAGCATCTTCACTGATGTCAAAGATCTTGCCGAAGGTAAGAGTCAATCAAAAGAATGGTATCGCAGTCAACTACAGTATGGTTTAGAGCCATATGAAGGCACTTTTGATGTTGGTGATGTCATTTTCTTTGCATATTCTGCAGCAACTGAGAAACTGCAGTTTTATGACAGATTTCCAATGGTTAAGATATCTGATAAGGACTCACCTAACATGCAATTCTCAGGTGGTAACTTACATTATCTACAACCATCAGCACGAAAGACAATCGCTGCACAGTGGTCTATGGGTAGTCCTGCTTATCCTGCCCGTTGCCATCATAAATACTTTATGTCAAATGCTACCAACATTTACACTGTTAAACCGATTGATCTGCAGGATATGACTCCATTGCCCATAGAGCAATTCTTATTTAATGCAGCAGGTCGCTGGATCGAGGTCCCTAGCAGTCATATCTGGAGTCGAGTTTAATGAGTTACAGAAATCCCAATAGTTTTCTTCGATTTGCTGATCTAGTAGCAAGTGGTGAGAAGGATATTGCAAAATCCAATCTATTTTCGGTGGAGATCACTCTTCCCCCGATGATGTTCGCTAATCCTGGGATGGCACCTCAGTATCGAGAGCATTACGAGTCTATCAATTACTTTGCTGATAGTGTAACAATTCCTGCTAGAAGGATTAAGACACAATCAGTCAAGAATATTGGTATGCCATATGATTATGCATATGGTCAGCAGAAGCAAGAAGTCCGAATGTCTTTCATTATGACGAAAGACATGTATCATCGACAATTCTTTGAGAATTGGATGAATATGACTGCCAGTGATGCTGAAAACAGAGTTACATTCTATGACGAGTATACTTCACAGATTCAGATCCTAAAATGGGAGAATGGTGCTAACGTTTTATACAGAGGCACTGCCAACAGTGGTACTGGACAACCAGTCACATTTGAGCAGAGGATGAATAGGTCTACTGCTGTATGGCAGATGTATGGTGCATATCCTTTTGACATTTCAGCAATGTCTCTCAATAATGGACCAGCAGATCTATTAAAGATCGATGTTGACTTCAAATATGAGAGATTTAGATTTGATACAGTTGCAGAAGATGTGCTGTCATTCAAACCTGAAGCGAATGATAAGGTCATTCGCAACTTTGATGAGGTATTTGCTCGTTTAGGATTCTCTGGCGATCAAATAGATTCATCCTTCTTTGGCACCTAAATAAATTTAATAGTTATGGAGCATTATGCCTTTACCTAAGCTCGCTATCCCCGAGTATGATTTGACGTTGCCCATCACAGGCACGAAAATCACATATAGACCTTTCCTCGTTAAGGAGGAAAAACTGCTGTATCTCGCTATGGAGTCGCAAGACGACAAGCAGATGATCAAGGCAGTTAAGACTATCATCAGAAATTGCACCAACCTAAAAGGTAAGGTTGAAGATCTCGCAACATTCGAGATTGAATACATCTTCCTTCGCATTCGTGCTACTGCTGTTGGTGAAGCAAGTGAATTCAAAATCACCTGCCCTGATGATGAGGAGACACAGGTCGAAGTGCAAGTACCTCTAAATGAAGTTGAGGTAGTTATTCCTGCAGATCATGAGAAGAAAATGCTTCTTGACGATAATGTAGGTATTGTTATGAAGTATCCGTCGATTGATGTATTCATCAGTCAAAATATGTCGGATAATCCCAATATCGAAGACATCTTCGAGTTGGCAGCAGGGTGTATTGAAAGTGTTTACGATAAGGAAGAAGTCTATGACAACTTCACTAAGAAAGAAGCACTTGAATTCTTGGAAGACTTGAATTCCGAGCAGTTTGCTAAAGTCCAAAAATTCTTTGAGACTATGCCCAAACTGTCATACACACTTGAAGTTGTTAACCCCAACACTAAAGTTGTATCTGATGTTGTGCTTGAAGGACTTGCGAGTTTTTTCGCATAGCCCTACTGCACGATAGTCTTGAAAACTACTATAAAACAAACTTTGCCTTGATGCAGCACCACAAATATTCACTGACCGAGTTAGAGAATATGATACCGTGGGAACGTGATGTATATGTGAATCTTCTCCTCGCACATATTGCCGAGGAAGAAAGACGGCAAAACCAAGATCAGTCACGCATGTCCCTCTAATGGCAGCAATCCGTAGTTTTATAAAAATTCAACCGATAACTGGTAGATCAGGTATCGCTCAAAACATGGATCAGGTGCGTAAAAGCATCAATCGCATGGGGAGCGTGACAGATGGTATTGCCAAGAGTTTTTATGATACTACTGAGCTTCTAAAGTTTGAAAAACAGTATCTTTCAGACACTTCTAAGGAAGAAGTCTCAGATCTCAAGACGAAAGATAAAAAGGATAAGACCAAGTGGACTAAATCCATGCGGGATTTCCGAAGAACTTTCCGAAAGAAGAAACGAGAACGCTTAGAGGATGAAGCAGAGAAGGGCGTAGAGGAGGGTAAAGAAGAAGGTCGTAAGGCAGTCAAGAAAGAAGCACCCAAAATGGGTATGCTCGGTCGATTCTTGAGTGGTATTTTTCGTATCTTCAAATATTTTATTATATTTGGAGCATTAAATTGGTTAAGTAACCCCAAAAATGCTCAGAATGCAGTAAAGGTATTCAAAGTATTATTCACCATAGGTAAGTTTGCTTTCAAAGTTACCAAGATGGGCGTCGGGATGATCCTCGATGGTTTGACTAATGTCTTTGGTAACTATAAGGATGAAGGTGCTATCAAACGTGGATTCCGAGGTATACTTGGAGTTGCACAACTGATGGGTGGACTTGCTGTGCTTAGGACAGCGCAGTATATGATCATGCCATGGAAAATCCTCAAGGATGTTAATCGTCTGAGGATGATCTTTGAGTCGTCTGGTAGACAGTCTGCTGAGCAAGATGCTAACCAGAAAATAAGAAAGAGCGGATATAGAGACAAGAAGACTGGAGTTATCTACTCCAAAGAAGAATACGAGAAGATGAAGAAGTCTGCCGCAAAGGCAGGCAGAAAGAATCCTGGTGCTCAAAAAGCATTTGAAGACAGATTTGGTAAGGAAAGTCGTTTCTCTAAATTCAAAGGTAAAGCATCTGCAGCACGCAAAAGATTTGGTGCTGGTGCTAACAAAGCATTTGGTAAGCTCGGCGGTAAGTTAAACGTCGGTATGAGCGTCGTAGGTGGCGCTGGAAGGATAGCAGCAGGTCTTGCAAGCGGTGAGAAAGCATCTTCTGCTGTTGGTGCTGGTGTCGGTCAGGGTATTGGTGGTTTGGTTGGCGGTATCGCTGGCACAGCATTACTTGGACCATTCCTAGGACCCTTTGCACCTATCGTTGGTAATGCAATCGGTAGTTTCTTAGGTGAGTGGGTAGGTAAAGAGTTAGGTCCAATCATGGAGCCTATCTTCGGACCTATTGGTAAAGCATTTAAGATGATGTTTGAGGTGGTCAAGATGACCATCGGACCTCTATTCCAGCAGCTCGCTGAGCCGCTTGGATTGATATTTAATATGATAGGTCAACTTGGCAAAGTCCTAATGGATGCTGCTAAGGTGCTCGCAGACTTCGCTGGGTTTATCTTCGGTGGACTGATGGATGCTATTGGCAGCACTGTACAGTTTGTTGTCAATAATGCTAAGCGTCTGATGAATCCTGCCTCTGTGGCAGGTGGTATTGCTGATGCGTTGACATTCAACCTGTTTGACTTCGACAAAGAGAATAAGAAGGCAGCAGGCGGTCCTGTGAAGATGGCAGGGGGTGGTGCCCTGCAGTTTGGTAATCATCCTGACATGCTGGGCATGGTGGGTGGTCTCTACCTTAAATCCATAGTTGGATCATTTGGTGCATTTGGATTTGTTGGCAACAAAGTAAAATCTGTCCTAGCATCTGATATCCAAAGGATCGCTAGTGGATTAGGTATAAAGGTCAGTACTGGCGGTGGTGCCACTGCTAGTGGTGTAAGTAATAGTGTGCAATTCCAAGCACCTCAGACTGAAAAGAAACAAGTTGAGAATATAAAGAATCTCTCCTATAAAGAGGGGACTTACAAAGCAATTCATGATGGGTTAAACAAACTACTCATCAATGGTATCAAGATATTTGA